GGTCTGGTGTGCTAGGGTCGATTGCAGTAATTCCCCTTGTATTGGCAATTTCTATTTGCTCTTGATTTGACTTACCGAGTATCTCAGAGCCTTTTTTAAGTACATTCTGTTCTGAATCACCAATATCTGGTTCTGGTTTAATTTTTATTTTTGGAATAATACCTTCTGGTTCTTTTGTAATAATTGGTTTCTTACCCGGAAATTCTGGATGCGATGGTGGGAGACCTTCTGGAACAACAATATCTTTTTCTAGTTCCTTTTCTGGTTTTAAATCATCAAAACCTCCTATTATTCCCTCTATTATTTTTATTGCCCAACCATAAAGAGGGTTATTTCTTGCAATTTCTAAATCTTTTCCATCAACTACACCATCTTTATTCAAATCAAGCCATTTGTATTCTTTTCTTGGTGTCTCTAAACCTTTAATTTCTTCTTCCTTATCAAATACCTCTTGTGGAATTCCAGTTATACCACCTTCTTGAGGTTGCCATATTTCATCAGCCTTTGGAGCTATTCTTTGTTCTGGAACTATAGGTTGTTCTGGAACCGTTGGCCATACTTCATCAGCTTTGGGAGCTATTCTTTCTGGTGCTTTAGCTGTATCTATTGGTGTAGTTGTTGTTCTTGGTGTTTCTAAACCCTTAATTGCCTCTTCCCTTTCAAATACCTCTTGTGAAGGAGGAGAATAAGTTTTAATAATTTCCTCTATTTTCTCTGGGTCTTTAAAAGTTTCTTCTGTTTTATCTTTTGCTTCGTCATCATCTAATCCGAGAACATTTTTAAAATATCCCCAAATGAAATCATATATTTTTGTAACAGTATCCTTATCTGCCTCACCACCGTCATCAAATCCCAATGCCGCAGGGAGAAAACCCCTTGTGACATTGACATCGGGGTAATTCGGTATGCCCGCCTTGACATCTCCCCCACCCGCCATGTACACGGGGTTCGTGCCCATGAAGTAGTTGAGGTGTTTTGTCTGTGGTAGGTTTGGTCTGAATTCTGATATGTTCGCCGTTAGTCCAATTGATTTTTTCATTATACCCCTTTATAAGCTCCATACATTCCTGCCCCTGCCATACCTAGACCTGCTAACTGCTGTGCCATACTTGGGCCGGGTTGCTGTCCGTAAACGGTTGCCATTTGGGCGGCAGGAACTCCTGTCAATAAATTACTGAGTGTTGACGCTTGCGTGTACGGGAATTGCTGTTGTTTTAGGAAGTCTTGATAAGCAATATCCATGCCTTTCTGTAACTGTCCCTGTCCGAGCATTCCTGCTTGCGTTAATCCCTGTATACCTTGCTGACCTAACTGCATTTGCTGTCCCGCAATGTTGCCGAACGCTCCCGCACCCGATAGCTGTTGAGCTTTCTGTGCTTGGGCTGCCGCTAGGGCTTGCTGATAATTCTGTTGTTTCATTTGAGCCGCTGTTCGTGACTGCTGCTCTCTGAGGTTACGCATTCTCTCTGACTCCTGTACGCCGTGTCGTGCTCCGCCGAAGGCTCCCGAACGAACTGCCGCATCAGATAATTGTTGTCCCTCAATATCGCTTCGTCTACGCATTTCTCCTAATACATTCTGGGTAACGAGGTCTTGGTATGGGTTCATGTATTGTTCGATATCCGTTTGACCGATTGGCGATACAGAGAGGGATGTCAATCCCCTCGCCAGATTCAAGTCGGGCTCATAGGCTCCCGCCTGCTGATAAGCTCTTTGTCTTGCTAGTTGTTGCTCTGTTGTCAACGGAGCCAGACGCTGTCCGCCATACGGAACGTATTGTACCGATGGGTCTGTAACCGCTTGTGCCTGCTGTGATAATTTCTTATACGCCTCTTCTAAGAAGGGAGGCAACTCCGACTTCTCAGTTGTTTGATATACTGGTGTTCCAAAACACATTATTCATACCTCCAAATATTACCCATATGTTTAAATCCTAATCTCTCGTACAATGCAGGTGAATCCTTTCCCGAACTCACAGGCAGTTGTAACATTAGTTGCTTGTTTTTTGAGTATTCTTTCATTTTTTTCAAAAGCCCGCTCGCCACTTTAAAGTTTCGATGTTTGGGCAAAACATAAAACCATGTTTCCGCTAGAAACTTGTTGTTGCTAAACCACCACTCCGATGGCATCGCTCCCACGCTTCCAACTATTTTATTGTTAAAGTAGGCATTGCAAATAAATCCATTATTGAAATGCTCCTCTATCGAAATGGCTACTTTAGCAATATCCGCTTCGGGGTAAACATCTGCAAATTCCTCTCGAAAAGCTATTAACAGCTTTAGAGTATTTGCTAGTTCATCGTATCGTGGTCTCTTAAACTGTAGCATTACGCTCGGCTTTGTGCATCATATCATATAATCTTTTTGCTCCGAGTTTCCTGCTTCCGTCTCCAATTCCCCTTACTGCTCTTGATGTCATAACAAATTCCCCATCTGACAACATGGCAGGTATACTATCTGATTTTTCTGTTCCGGGGCCTAAGCTCATACCACCAGATTGACGCAAATCTTTTACGCCACCACCACTCGCTACATTGAGTGGTACAAGTTCGCTTTGAACTTGCATATCCTCAAAACCTCGATAGTTAGTTGGTGCCTTCACCGTTTGCCGTAAAACCAATTCCCGTAACTGCTCATCATCAGCATTAGGATACATTTCCCTCATTTGTTTCATCATTTCCTGTTGCTGTGCCACGGCTATTGCCGCAGGGGTCGCTGCTGCTGCTGCCCCTAAAGGTGCCGCATACTTTCCTAAGCCAGAAAATAATTTACTTCCGCCAAGGAACTTTCCACCCGCTCCTGCTGTTAATCCAGTGAGTAATGCTTGTCCGGGTTTCTGTCCACCAAACAACGCACCAATGCCACCACCTAACGCAGGTGCCAAGAAACCAGAGCCGGGCACAAGTAAACTTGCTATACCCGCTCCCGTTATAGGTGCTGCAACCTTTGCTATTTTTTTTAATGAATCAAATAATCCCATTATGTCATCTCCAATACTGATACGATGATGTGTACATCACTTCCTGTTGCTGTTGCCTTTAAAATCTCTGATGACTTTAAAATTATGGGCGAAGTAGAAAATGAATAACTGTTTAATAATTCTTCTGATGTTTTCTTTTGAATGGTTCTTTCTGTTTCTAAAGTATATACTACAGAATCACTGTCAGTAACTGTAATTTTAATAGTTCTGTCATTTGCTGTATCATTATTTGATACCCTTATTGATTTAATAATGGACGTACCTGCTGAAGGTGCTGTATAGACAGTTGTATTGCCCCTTAAAATAGCTTTTGCATTTGTATATGTATTCGTTGTTGCCATTTAGTCTCCAAACAGAAAAACCATTCTCTCCATCACGAGCTTGTTTTCCTCTGCCGAGTAACTTGTGTTAAGAGTCAGAATAACTGTTTCAATTGCCCTTATCAATTCACTCATTTGCTGAACATTGTATTCAACGGATGGTGAAGGCAGTCTTACATTTGTTATCTTACTCATTTCATTCTCCGATTTCGTTTATTCCATCTCAAGTGCCATGCCCATTGGCTGACCTTGCTTCCGTAAGTCTCACAGATATTAAGAAACCAATCTTTCACCATGAACCACATTATCTTTTACCATCTGGTTGCACTTCAAATCGCATTGTTCCCAAACGCCAGTCTTCTCCCGTAGCATCATTAGTAACCGCATTGTATCCATTTGTCTCTATGCGAACAGCAGCCTGTCTTCCTCGTGTTCTAGGATTAATACGCTGTGTTGATGTTGTGTAATAGAAAGGCCCCTTGGTTGTTTGTGTATCACTAGGGTAGTAGCGTGACTTCAAGCTAATGTTTACATTACCCACTTGACCTTTAAAATCTGGTATCATGCGAACAATAAACATCATGTCATCGCCGTCCCCTATGTCAAAGTCTCCACTCTCTATGTAAGATGTCATGGTTGAGCCATCGTCATCCTTTCCAGACTCGTGTACATAAAGAGTAGAACTGCTACTTCCGTCATACTTTGTGGCGTATGGCAGTGAGTAGGTTCCCGTGTCAATCCAAGTGCTTCTTACCAGTGTTCCCGTGTACCACAGATTTTCTTGGTAATTAAACACAACATATCTGTCAATCTGATTTGAATCCGTTGTGCAATACAGCCACCACACCTCGCCAAATGCAGAATTAGAGCCTGCATACACCTGCTCCAATTGCTTTGGCTCAATGTTATCAAAAACAAAATCCTCAACCGTGCATGGTATTTTTCTTACCGTTCCATCAAATTGATAGAAAGCGTCATTACTCATCCATCGAACAATACCGCCAACGTCAACAGCGGAGTGAGCACTAATAGCCCCACAGTTGGAGCCAAGTTGCTGAAAACCAAATGTAAATGGTGCACCAATAAATGACATACCATGTGCAGAGGTATCAGTTAGGATAAGTATCTGACCCCTTGTACGAATTGCTGTTCGTATTTGACTTCCATCTGTTATTCTCTGCGAGCCCGCTGAATTTGTTGCTGATGCCGACCACGAAGTGTAATCATCTTGGTCTGACCAACGAATAAACATTGGGTCTTGCGTTGATGTTGTACCTATAGTTGTCTCTGTTCCAAGACAAATTAAATGTCTGTCTGGATTAGAGACAATGGCATACTTTGATTTTGTTGGTGCGTTGCTTATAGCTGTCGCTATATTGGTTGCCGTGAGCACACCACCAGATGTATCCCACACATAAACACCACCGTCAATGTCTTGGGCAATCAAGTCTTCTCCCCAAGTATCTATCGCCCAATTTCTAAGGGCAATGGTTACTGTGGAAGATGATGTGGGAGTATCCCAAGTATTTGATGAGTCCCATGTTCCTGTTCCCCATCCATATCCAATTAAAGCCTTGTCTCTTCCCGCTGTTATTTCATAAGTAACCGTGCAGTTTCCTGTTGTGGAAACGGATGAAGAGGCATTCGTTCCAACATCTATGGTATAAGTCGATGTTGTTGGCACGGACGCTATTTCATATTCTCCATCAACCGTTGATGCAGCAACGCCTCCTATAGTTGTACTGGTGCTTGATATGGTGACGTAATCACCTTCCGCAGCACCGTGTGATGTATGCGTTACCGTAAAAACGGATGAACCGTTTGTAGTTGTAAAAACACTTGTTATATCAGCGGTTGACCTATCGGGTGTAGCATCAAAAAAATTACCTTCATTATAAATGTATAATTTCTTATTAGTTCCTAGAGCATCGTAAGCTGTACCATCCAAAGAGTTCCAAGCTAATTGTCCTCTTGCAACACCAGTAAATGTTGTATCAGAAACTTTTTTCCAACCACCCATTTTTTCTGGAAAGCCATATCGAAATCTAGCCTTGTCACCGTCAATCCATTTACCTTTTGATGTAATTTCGGTATTCTGTTTATCAAATCCCGGTTGAAATTGTATTTTTGTTATTGGCATTCATTATTTCCCTGTCGCAATGAAGAATGAGACAACTGAGAATGGTTGCATAATGGCGTAACTGTAATTTGACCCAGAGGCTAAATTACTTCCTGCGGCTGTATTCTCCGTTCCACCCGTTGCCCCAATAGTCCTTGATGTTAATCCAGAGCCTGCTCCTGTTCCGACTGGAACACGACCCATCATGTCTGGGACGTTGAATGTGCTTGAGCCATCCCCCGTTCCGTATGTCGTGCTGATAGCTGAAAATAAAGCCGAGTAAGTCGTCCTGCTGACTGCCTGTCCATTGCACAGTAAATATCGTTTTGTTGAATCATCTGATTTTGTGGGTTCAGTGGAAAATCCCGCCATAATAACTCCGCCAGTAGGAACTGTATCTTTTATATCTTCACCACTTCCAGAAAATAAATTTCCTGTGATGGTTCCAGATGCTGTTACGGCACCCGTTACATCCAAGGCAACGGAAGGACTTCCATTTAAAATACCAACCCTGTCATTGCCTCCATCAACAAAAATTGCATTAGCATTACCATTAGATTCTACTCTAAAGTCTACATCAGCAGAACTTTCATTAATTGTTACATTACCACCATCTAATTCTACTGCACCTGCAACGGATAAAGTTCCCTTGCAAACTAAATTATTAATACCTGTGCTAAATACATCTTTAACAAATGTTCCGTTACTGTAGCAAATAGCGTGAGAGCTTTGCGTAATAGCTACTCCAGTTCCTGTATTTCCTGTTGTTGCTACTGTAAGCGTGTAACTTCCTGCTGTGTTGTTGTAAACTATATATCGTGATTCCACTGTTGGCAGTAAAACATTGATGTTTCCAGTCAGTGTTCCAGTAAATTCCAATACACTTTGACGTGATTCATCTGCTGTGGCATTGCTGTTTGAAAGGGTTACATCAGAGCTACCTGCAACACTCTTTGCGGCATATCCGTAGATAGCCTCATCCAATAAGTCAAAGGTGTCGTTTGTCTTGTCACCCCAAGTATTGGCGTTCTCGCCTGTTCCTTGTTTTTCCAAACGCAATCTTGTCGTGTACGTTGATGCCATTTTTTATACTCCTGTTTCTTTTAATCTTTTTAATCCCGGTATTGGAAAACTTTCAAATTCTATACAATAAGCATCCATTAATGTTACTATTTTGTATTCAGTGGGTTTATTATTATATGCTTCAAATAATTCATACCTTGCCATTTGACATTCTCCTTCATCTGGATATATATATCCATTGTATTTAATTGAAGGTTCATTTGACACAGAAAATAATATTAATAAAAACCATATTTTAATCATTTTTATTATTCCATTTTTCCTTGGAACGAAGTGTCCATCTCTTGAATGCTTCCTTACTTATTTTTTTCTTTATCATCTTTACCCCTTCTGGAAGTTCAGTATGTAATGTCAGTATTTCTCCATCATCACTCAGTTCCACTAACGCCGGCCCACAGAATGCGTCTTTGGTATAATCTGTTTGTTTTTTTTTAAGTATTCTTACTTCTTTCATACAAGAAGATAATGATTCCATTGGAACATATTGGGTCATTCTATGCTCTTGGTCATTCATGTTTCCAAATATGAACATGACTATGACGCTAATTACCTCCATTGGACTCCCTCAATTTATCCTTGAGCTTCTCTACATCATTAAGTAATCGTTCTATATCCTGCTGTGCCCTCTTTATATTTACGGAATTACTCATCATTGACTCCATTTCTTCCTGCATACCTTCGACTTGAGAACTCATAAACTCGATTAATAAATCCTGCTGAGCATCTGCCGGCAAACTGCCTAGCTCACCTCTGGGCCATTTTATGCGGAATTCCGTGTTTTTTGTGAGGTCGGCTTCCATAAGCGTGCTTCTCGTCTCAACATTGTTAAGCCTTTCTTGTATTCCGAAAAAGGCGTAGACTCCAACTGCGACTGCTGCGAGTATTGATATAAGGTTACGCATAGGCATAGAAATAGCAGTCTTATCACTTACATCCATCCTTTGATTAGTCATTATAACCCCACTACAAACCAATCAGTCATTTAGTCGCCGTAGGAATAATTAGAGTTAGAGTTACCCGATTCTATGAGATTGAACAATTTTTTATGCTCCTTCTGTATCTCACGATTAGTCTTAACTATTTCCTTATCTTTCTGATTCATTCGCTTCATGTCTTTGCTTAATTCGTCTACATCAGCTATTAGATTTTCCAAATCCAATTTCATCTTGACTTGATTCTCAATCACGTCTTTTCTATTTTCTTCCTCAAAATTTTTATACATTTGGTCTACTTTAGAATCAAGTTTTGAAATATACCAAATAACTCCAATGCCTTGAACAAGCACAAATGCTACAACAGCAAAAGATATTTTAAGTCCGTTCATAATTTACTCCCATTTAAACACTTGTTTAATTGTCCACGATTCTTTTTCACTATTCGTTAGGACATCATTTTTAGCATCCTTTTCACCTGTACTGCTATCTCTTCCATAGGTAACTGTAGTTGTTGATGGTTTAACACTTAAAGTATTCATATCATAACATCCATATAGATTCATTGCAGATATTATTGCCAAGCTAAACATTATTTTTTTCATCCTTTAAATCTTCTTCCTTTATCTTATTCCTTTTATATAATTTTTTACTTGCTAATGTTTGCTGACGAAAGGTTGTGCTAGTTAACATTCTTACTATTGGATTTGCTTTTTTTGTTAATCTTTTGAGATACTTGTCCATTCTATTTTCCCTGCCTGTTGTATTTCTTCCACGATTTTAGTTTATGTTTGTTCTTTGGCTTACTCCTTGTGGAGTTACCTATTGATGTTCTTTTTCTTACGGGAGTAAAGTATTTACTGCGTTCCACCTATGTTGTGTGTCCTAGTAGCATTTATCCTTCAGCATTGTCCTCTGGTTTATCTGGCATTAATTTTTCAATTTTAAGCCTGTTCTCCCTAATGGATTCATTGTTCAACACCTCAAAAGAGGGGGGATTAACCTTTTCAGGCAAGTTCCTTAATTTTTTCCTGTAGACAATCCACTTGTCGCTGTCAGGTCTGTCAGGAAAGGCGTGTTCATCACTTGCCTTTAGTAATTTATCTCTCACGCTTCTTAAAACTCGCCACCAATATTTTTTCAAACCGCCTCTTTTTCCGTCAAACAATTCTTTATCTGTTGGAGG